ATTGGTGATTTCCAATCATATTTACACCAGCCCCGCGAGACGCAAAGCTGCCGATCCCGCCCGAACCGCCATACCATAATTTGTCGTTTGGCAAAGTGTTTGAATAGAGTTCTTCCATCCACGTTCTGTATAGTTCTACACCACCCGCTCCAGTAGCATTCATATAACCTCGTCCTTGTAATTGATAGGGATCAGTTGGTGGAGCAGCATAGCCTGTTTCCTGATTGTATCCACCAGCCGCACCACCACCACCACAAGTCAAGTTGTTCATATTTAAATTATTCATATACCAAGCATTAGTGCCAAGATATGAGTAATATCCATATGCACTTGGGTAATGAGCCAAACCACCGCGACCTGCTAATTGAATATAATCTGCTCCTTGAATATTGGAAGCATTTGGTGCAGGTGGTTGTGCAAAAGCACTGGCCATTTGACTAGCATCATACCATTTTATAGCCATACTTCCCGAAGTTGCAGTCTTTCCACCAGGAACTAGCATAACTTGCGTCCCATTGAGTAAAACGTAAGAATCGCCACCATTACTGCCATTGCCGTTAGGATATTTTGCGCCAATTTCACCAGTCAAACCTTGATTAGTGCTATACCCAGTTTCTAGTGAAGTACCTGTACCAACTTGAATTGAAATAACTTGACCGCCAGAAATTGGAGTTGAATACTTTATAGCATAATCACCACCATTTCCTCCTGCTGCTGGACTAAATCGATTTGAAGGTACGTTATGCCCCCAACCACTGACCGCTTTAAATCCTGACGTACCACTGCCACCTGCACCTTGAATCATAACTTTCATATTAGTATAACCACAATTTTCGGGAATATTAAATGTATAGAGACTAACACCCCCATCAACTGTATAGACTTGATCCAGAAAAGGTCTTACTACAAAATCATTAATTCCTATTCTTTGTGCTGATGGTACTGGCGTTAATTTACTTCCTGTAAGATATAAACCATCAGAATCGCTTACCAATGACCCACCCTTATAATATTCGGACAAAGATATAGGGTGACTACCACCAAATTGAGCCTGAATATCACTGAGAGATACCTTACTACTACCGCTCAAATGTGGGTATTGAGTATTAGGTTCAAAACGTTTAGGCATTAGACTCTATCTTTTCCCTAAGATATTCAACATCCACCCTTAACTCATTTATTGCCTCTACAATAAGACCCATCATGTTACCATAACGAATTGCTTTATGTTCGCCATCAAATTCATAAACAACTTCTGGAAGAACTTCAGAAACTTCATCTGCCATAAGACCAGACATTTTTTCTTCTCTACCCTTATAGTTAAATGTATATCCAGCAAGTGTGCCGACTTTATCAAGAGCATTCTCAATGCGCTCAATATTTTCTTTTAATGTCCTATCAGAAGCGGAATTAAATGCAGTAATATCAGCATTTGATGTAATCGCACCATCTGCATGTAGTGTTGATGAAAGAGATAATGAAACACCATTATCACCTATATCTGATCTTAAATATTTTGGATCAGTTATAGTACCAACTATCAAAGCAGAATCGACTCCAGCGGAAGATCGTGCTAATATATATGCAGAATCAACTTGAGTTGATAGATTTGTTTCATCAACTAATTTGTGCCACGCCCCACCATGAGAAAAATATCCCTTACCAGTTCCATGCACATGAGCAAACATACCGTGATATGTTGACGCAGACGGCAGATCGCCTTCTGCCGAATACATATTTGCATACAAAGATTTACCAGTTGTAATAATATTATTACTTCCCATATTAAGATCAGAACCTGTAATACGACTAGTTACTCTTGCGTCTGTATAATATAGATTACTGCCCTCTGTAAGATTAGCAGTATTTTTAGTAGCAAGTCTAGTATCAAAATCTGTGTTTACTCTTGCTGTAGTATAATATAGGTTTGTTGAACCTTCAGTAATTTCATCAGTATTATCTTTTGTCAGAATACTTGCGTCTACATACGCTTTTACTGACTGTTGGGTTGGAACGTGTAATGCACTGTTTGATGCCATACCGTCCTCATCTTTAAGATCACTAAATTTTAAACCATCATTGATTCCATAACCTGCTAATGTAGTTGGTTTAAGTGTGATGTTTGAAAATGCTACAGTAGTAGGTTTTGTTAATGTATTTAGAGTAGAACTATTTATTTTGGTGTAAATATAATTGGAATCTACAAGTGCTTGAACTCCACTACTTGTCAAAGCCCCAGTATTATTGTAATGCTGTTCTAAGTTTGCCAAGGTAACTTTTGCGGTAGCATAACCACCAGATAAATTGGTTCCTGTTACTACCAAATAATTTAGATTACTATCTAAATCACTACTTGTGGCAGTCGGTAAATCTACTATTTTAACCATCGTTTATCTTTCTATGCTATTATAAATGCTCTTACTTGGACTTGCCAATTTGTTGCTGTTAATACACTAGTTGCCCCAGTATTTTTCTCTTGATATATACCTGGCCCATTGGATGCAATTCTAAGAGTTATGTTTGTAGCATCTACTACCGAACCGAACCCTTCCTCAAGCCCTGTACGGTTTTCGCTTGGTACTACATCAATAATATCATTTACAGAATATCCATTCTGTGCAGAAATGCATTTAAGTCTATAAGTTATAATATCAGGTTCTGCACCTAAACCATGAACAAAAACATTTTGACCAGCATTTGACATTCCAACATAAGAACTTACATACTTTGTTGCTAGTTTTCCAGAAATTTGTCTTTTTACTTGGAAAGGAGTCATAATTAAATTACTTAAAAGACCACTATCTGCCTCAAAACTATCTGCGACCATATTACCAGTAATTGAAGCACCAGATAGTGCGCCACTAAATGTTCCAGTTGTTCCTGTAATTCCAGCAGTAGATGTTATAGCCGCCGAATTAATAGTGTTAAATATTACACTGGATGTTGTGTCAACTTCTTGACCAATAGATATAGAATCAAAACTTCCAATAGTAACACCAGTTCCACCCAAAGCATTAAAATTATTTATTGATGCCAGAGTTGCCGCTGATAACGTAAGGCCAATTTTACCATTCGAATCAAGAGTAATATCACTATCAGTAGAAAATGCGCCTCTTGATCTACTATCAGTATAATAGAGATTTGGACTGCCTTCTGGAACGTGGGATGTGGTAAACCCTACTTGAGAATCCTTTAGCAAACCATCCAGATTGTGGATTACTGGAATTCTTGCTTTATTAAAAACTCCAGTTGTTATTTTAGTTGTTGCTAGATTTGGAATTCTAGTGGTGGTAAATGTACCACTGGTAATTACACTTGCTGGCAGAGGATCAAGATGTGATGGACTTATTGAACTACAACTAAAAGAAAATAGACCACTATTAGAATCGTAAGACAGTGTGGTATGACTACCATTACCGCCGCCCACAAGACTTAATGCTGTTGTGACATAGGTTGGACCAGAAACTGCTTTAATTTCATTAATCGCTTGAACTAAGTCTGTCTTATTAGTTGTAGTGAGGTTATCAGGTTCACCTACATATCCAGACATAGCGTTTGTCGCATTACGCCAAGTTTCTATTTTATCAGTTAAGTTTACTGTAATTTTTCTAGTCATATGCTCATCTTTGCTATAGGTTGCTTATGTTTATTTATAAGGTTTCTAGGGCTAGTTTAAACTCATCCTCATAATATTTTCTAACATCTGGAACCATTCCTATCATTTTTAAAGGAAATTTTATATTTTTCAATATTTGATCATAAGTGTCAATGTCTAAATGATATTGAATAAAATGTGGATCATTCTCCGCTAGTAAATATTTATCATTTAGTAATTCAAAGAAATCTTCATTAAAGTCTTGAGATAGCCAATGTGCATAACATATAGCAACAAAATATGCTTTTGCTGGCCTAATAGTTTCATCAACATATTCATTAAAATGCAAAACAGCATCTCTAACTATATTTTCTTCACTCCATGTCACATCCATTTTATTCAAGTCATCTGTATACTCACTATTAAGTAAGTGGTAAACTTGGGACGCTGTTCTCCATTTTTTCATACCAATCCAATAGTCCTTTATATCCGTTACACCCATTATCTAAATCCTTGACATATCGGTAATGTTCTGTTAAACAATTACCGAAATATTTGCATGAAGTGCAAATCGGACTTATCATTTCTTCTTTTTCTTTTTCTGTCCATTCTATATAAGATTGGAAAGAATCCAATTCGTGAAAGTATTCTCTATCGTGTACATCAAACTCCAGTACTCCAAACTTGCCGTTAGGAGTAATATAAACATGATCATCCGAAAATGCATTGTATAGTCCATTAAAAGCCTCCTCTATCTTATCCCCATTCACAAACTGAAAATTCATCTGATCTTCTAGTTCCATCCATTGAATAACAAAGTTTTCAAAATCCAAATGCGTCACAGTAAATGCATTTGCTTGGTTAATAGAATATGGTTTAATTTCTACTGATTTAACAGCACCACACATATTCAATAATTTTATCATTTCGTTTACATTCATCTTTAAAACTTGTGGTGATGCAAGAATAAGAACAGCAATAGGTACTGGACTCATCATCATATTCTGAAATACAAGATTTGATTTTTCTCTTGCTTCAAAATCATAAGATACTGCCAGATAAACGTCATCGTCAAAGAAACCATCGTGCATCATGGAATAATTTGTGTTTATATTAATTGTACCAGAGTAATATTTTCTAATGACTTCTTTAAGGCCATAAAAATAAGACTTTTTCATTGCCCCGACTTCGCCGCCGTATAAGTCAATGTGTTCTATATCTGGAACTTGGGCTAATAATTCATCTAGTTTATTGAGCGAAATCTGTTTCTGGTTACCTAATTGTTCTGAAGTAAGATAACAAAAATCACATCTAAAGTTGCAGAAGTAAGTTGGATTTATTGATACGATCATTTTGTAGACTTAGGTAGTTTTTTGAATTTATTTAACAGTGCCTCTAAACTTTTTTTATTGAATATTAGATACATTATTCTGTTTTTTAGATTAGTTAAATTAAATTCATCATATATGTCATCTTTATTAATAAACATATCAATTTTCAAAAAATAATAGCGGAAATACTTTCTTAAATACATATTATTTATGTCATCGGCTTCTGCCTCAACATCTACAACAGTTCTAGGCTCTATAGTTTTTAATTGGTTGCCATCCTCATGCCAAACTATACTACTATTAGCGATTGAATCTTTGTTTGAGACTTTACAACCTCTAATATCCTTGACTTCATTTTCTATAACCTTTAATTCATTCTTACAAGGAGATGCTAATGTAATATAAAAATGATCTCCCATTCTATCATCGTGTCCTTCACAACAACTCATAGTAAAATAATTTTTATTAATTAAACATTCTATAAAAGGCCATACACCATCTTCTATTTGTGATCTAAATTTAGGATTTATAGGACTAACAGATACAGAAACCACACTATCTCCATATAATCCTTCGCAGTTAATCCTTCCGTCAGAATTCATTCTATTTGGCGCACGAGTCAAAGCATAACTTTTAGGATTTTCTTTCAAAATTTTAATTTGGATTTTTTCTGAAGGATTTTCAATATGCTGATAATATGGTGCTAAGAAATCTAGTTTCATGCAGATTGTCTTTCATCAATATAAGGTGTTACTTTACTGTCAATTCTATTGAGTGCAATAATATCACTTGCCATTGATTTCATATGTTTACAATGATCTTCAACCATGTTATGTTGTTTCAAGTCTTTAATTGTTTTACGGCATCCGTTACAAATTTCAAACATAGGACAAGTAAAGCACGAATTTTTAAGACTCATTAAACTCAAATCATTACTGAGAGGTGTTTCAAAACCTCCATTCATTTCATATTCAAAATCTATTGGTTTGTCAAGATCATCACCAAAAGCCCCACAAGAATAGTAATCACCTTCTGGTTGAATATTACGAATACCCTCATCGCAGTTTCTGGACTGAGGACATATAGTTGGTTTTTTTCTCAACCTATTTAACATTTGTTGAGTGTTATGTTCCCAATCACTTAAACCTGCTTTCCAAATTTGAATATATCTTTCGTATATTTTTGAAAGTCTATATGGCGCAGATTGAGAACCAGATGCCATAGCATAATTCACCTTACAAACAACACCCATCTTCTTAGCAAGTTCTACAGTCCGTATTACAGTATCTTCATTTTCATCCACAATCACTGCAATAAACGAAGGTCTATACCCCACATGCTCAAGCATCGCATCAGAACACTTCCAAAAATCTTCCTCGGTAAATTCACTGTAATCTCCCTTGAGCCTACCACCGCCATATTGAAATGAAGTTCCGACACCAATTCTATGATGATTAAAGAGTTCTACCCATTTTTTTGGTTTCATTAAAAAAGGATACAAATTAGTTGTAAGGGATATTGTCGCTGGCATCTCATGTTTATCTAAAAACTCTATTAACTTCCAATAGTAATTGGGCCTCATCATTAAAGGATCACCACCATTTACGATGATAGTTTGCGTTTCAGGAAATCTTTTAAGAAATTTGAATATCTTATTCAAATCCAACACAGCAGTATTATCCTCTTGAGTAATTTTAGATGAGGAACAAAATGTGCATTTAAAATTGCATAATTCTGTTGGTTTAATAATTAAGTCCATGGAGAATTCTTTATATTAAATCCGAAATTCATTGTGATTCTTTGCACGTTAGGTTTTCTAAAATCCTCAACTCTATGTTGAAAATTTAAATCTTGGCTACCTAATATAAGATCATATTTTTTTGGTAAGTGATAACAAGTGACTTTTTTATTTTGGGTCATATTTCGGAACATTATTTCGCCGCCGACTCCTTGTTCCATATCAGTAAAATATAATAAAAAGAAAACATTTGCACCTTCTTTTAAATCATTATGCCAAGAACTAGAACCATCACATGCTCCATTCCAAATATATGAATATATTAATTTTTTGCTCTCATAACAATCGTCATACTTTGATAGATATGTCTCATACAATAAATCAGCAGTTTTCTTTATCTTATTTCGCATACCATTCAAATGATAATTCCAACAGATGCTATAACTTTTACAATCATCACCCTCATTTAACCATTTTATTTTTGGAATATTATCACTACTCATACTTAACCATTTTAGTTTTGGCATGGTATCATCAATATGAATAAACATACTTTTATTATTTTCCATAAGGTATCCTTGGTCTTTCATTTCCATGGAGATTCCTTTACTTTAAATCTAAAAAGCATTGTTATTCTTTCTTGCTTCAATTTTCTTGTATGCTCAACTCTATGCTGGAACTTTAAATCATCACCTACACTCCCCATTACTATATCATATTTTTTAGGTAGATGAAAAGTAGTTATTCTATTATTTTCTTTCATATTTCTGTACATTATCTCACCACCATTATTCGGTTCTGAGTCTGTAAAATACAAATTAAATTGTAAGTTACCACCTTCAGTATCATGATGCCATTCACACGAACCAGTGTCAGTCCCATTCCACATAGTATAATAATCCAAGTTCTTTTCGGTTTCCCACGGTAAGTAGGTTTCCCAAAGTAAATCGGCAGTTTTTAACATCTTACTTCTCATAGAGTGAAAATAATAATTCCATGCCACACTTTGCCATCTATCAGATTTTTTTGAATCGCTTCTCTTTAAGTATAACCATTTTAATTTTGGTAACGTATCTTTTATATGAACAAACATATCGGGATTGTTCTCAATAAAGCATCCAGAACTTTTATCAAAATTTTCATCAATATGCATTTTACTCCCACCCCACACTTACAGTCATTCTTGGTTTATCTCCGAAATAAGGTCTAATACAATGCACCATAGAACTATTAAAAACTACTAATCTACCTACTTTTGGCTTTATTCTAGTTTTATTTTTTGGATATTCAAAAATATCAAGAGAATCATAAATATCTAACTCACCACCTTGCCAACCATTATCATCTATATCTATAAAAAATAAAGTAATAATTTTAGACTCTGTTCCATCATGATGTGGTTCCCAAATCATATTTTCATTATTATCTTCTTCATACTTGACAATCTTAATTAAATGTGATATAGCAATTTTATCTATATTTGAATCTTTACATAACGCAATAGTTTTTGCTTTATTTAAATTTGGAAAATCATCCATATGATTTTTAATATTTATTGCCATATTTTTTTGCATATTAAATCTTGGAAGATCATCCATTACCGACTTATCAAAAGAAAACTTGTGTCTTATCTTGTTAAGTTCTTCTTGGCTTAAAAAATCGTCATAAATTTCTACAGAATTCATTTAATCTTTCCTTTATCATTTCTTCATTTTTATCTAATAATATTTTCATCTCATTAACAATATCTTTATCCTTAAAGTGTCCAACATCAAACTTATCTATACTATGAGAATTATTATCAAGAAATATATTTCTTATCAGTTCTTTGTAAACAAAAAACATTGGTATATCGTTCAATATATTCCACAACTCTTTTGCCACTTCACTCACGTTTTCATAAGTGGTGTATTCTTTTATAAAACTTAAACCCACATGTGGCGTGAATAAATTCATTATGAACATTTCTAAATATTCTTCAAACGTATATGAAAAACACTCAACTATAGTATCATATTCATACGCTACATCACCATATATTGGATTTACTTCAACATCATCCCATTTTCCACTATAGTTGCCATCAAATTGTGTAAGTACCTTTGAGGTTTTTATTTTATATTTTTCTTGATATTCTTTACTAGCAGTTTCAGTTGCTGGTAAAACCATATAAGGATATCTAGTGTCTGCCCATACATCAAGACCTTTCCATTCTTCCCAATCTTTTCCTTCATTATATCCAACTCTATAGTATACCTTAAATTCCTCGTAAAAATCTTTTAATGTCGACCCTGGCATCGCTAAAATTAACTCTAAGTCTAGCCATAATTCCTTTTCTTTAAAATTATTCCATTTACTAGTTAAATGATCTACCAATTCATAGGTTTCTTCAACATTAAGGTCTCTTCTATTTGCTATTCTTCTCGCTTCTTCTGAAATAGACTGTAAACTAATACTGATGACTTGGCGAGTAATATCATGCTCAATCATAAAATCAAGCATTTCTTTTTTCTGCTCCAATTTTAAAGTTTTTAATACCGATAGATTTTCACCAATTTGAACTCCATTATTTACCATGTGCATCATCATTTCTCTGTCGCGTTCTTTAAACATTCCTGTATTAGCATCACACAAATCGATATGCACACCCTTAAAGCCCCCTATAAATTCCATTTCATCTTTTATGATATTCATAGGTTTTTTTAAAACCTTTGTGCCAGTACCACCACCCCACTCGCAATAA